ATATTAGATCTGCAGGGAGATGAATTCGTAAATGTACGAATACGCGAACTCGTTGATATATACTAACTCTAGGGTTAGTATCAATTAGGGGATGATGAGTTCGTATCTCATTATCCCATTTTTTATGAAAAAAACTATTACTAGTGTGCCAATAGTTTTAGTGTCACAGTAAATGAGCACAGCGTTGAAAATCGTGTATTGTAGTTAAGTTAAAACAATTCATCCCAAAAATGATTAACAACGACACACTTGAGATGTTATCAGCACGGGAACAATTGATGGAAGATATTGATGCAATTGTTGACACATTTTGCTGGGAAATGTGGGAGGGTAAGTATCCTGAAACTCAAGAAGATTTAACTCGTGTCTTATGTGATGCTGTCTGTAAGAATTTCCCCACTAAGTAACACAAACCGGTCGGCCGCCTCCCAGTCGGCAAAGTGTCACACGGTTTCGTTTCGGACCTCAAAATCGTGTATTGTAGACCTATGAACAAAACCAACCTTTTTTCCGATTCCAACCTGACCGAACTTCAGGATTTTATGTTTGACACTATGCTACCTGCTGAAATGTGTGTAGATTGGTTCTGCGAACGTTTCAACGTTAATGCAACTGATGAAGTCATTGATTTCGTCGTTGATTCACACTTTGCATTCTTCGGTAACTAACACTTACTCATCTCTCACTAACTAACACTTTTTAAAATGGATTACGACACTTTCGACACTGACATTTTCTCTGAGATTAATGATATGCCAGGAGAGATTTACGATGTGATTGAATACAAAGAAGAGGGAGAAGATGATAAGAAGTTTGATGTAGAAGGTTACATCAAAGGGAAATTAGACTACTAAGTAACACTTACTCACTGCACTATCTAACACTCTCTCATTCAAATCATGAACTACACTCTCAAGCAACTTCAAGACCGTGTATCAAGTATGATCAAAGAACAGGGAGAAGATGCAGAATGTGCAGCATGGATTTATACGAAGGAAGATATTCATATGAAGGATGAAAATGGTGAGGTTGATTATGATATTGAGGTGAATGACCCTAAGTTAGTAGAAAGAATCTTTGATGATGTTGGGCAGATAGATTACATCTACACTATGATTCAAGACTGTGTGGATGAGGTTACAGAGGAGCAACTGATGTTACAACAGCAGGAATTAGTGTAGACTAAGTAACACTAACTGTAGTATCACTAAATGATACTCAGGTCGGCTGCCTCCCAATTCGTAGATTGGCACAAGCAACCTTAAGGTTTTCTTTCTGAGTTTTGTATCGCAGTGAACTACCAAATTCTGGAATCCGTGCCATCATACAGGTATGAACAAAACACAAGCGATTTCAATCCTTTCCGCCCAATTCGGGGCAACCTACCAAGGTTCCAACGTTTGCCAGATCACTGGCAACCTTGTAGAGGACATTATGAACGAAGGAGACGAAGGAAAGTCCTTCCACAAGTGGAACACCGCTCCTCTTCCTACCACGGTTGAAGATTCCAACCTGATCGGGTTGGCAGAGTATTACCTCAAAAAAGTAGCATAGTTAAGTGATACGAATTCGTATTACTTATTGATACTGATACGAATTTCTTCTGTTCTTTCTTATTATTTTCATGCGTATCTTTCTTTCTGCCATTGTTATTTTGTTGGGTGCCAATCTTCTCATCGATCTGCTGGATTCTGATATGATGGAAGTCATCAACGAAAGAAACGAAACGATTCAACGTCAGATCGATGCAATGTGAAACTTAGACCTGAACGTTGAGTAACACTAACTGTAGTGTCACTAAATGATACTCAGGTCGGCCGCCTCCCAGTCGGCAAAGTGTCACAAGGTTTCGGCACAGGGTCCAAAATCGTGTATCTTAGAAGAGTCAAAGGAATTCAACCAAAAATGCCTGGACCTCTTGCCGTTATCGCTGCCGCTGGAATTATGTTCACTTTCATTTGGGCAGTTTGTAAAGTCTTCAAACTTGATCCCACTCGAACAGCAATACAGGATGAGGATGGATTCGTGAGCGGGTTCATCCTTGGTCAGATCGTCCGTGACAATGACAATTGGTAAGGTGGCACACGGTTTCGTTTCGGACCTCAAAATCGTGTATCTTAGAAGAGTCAAAGGAATTCAACCAAAAATGCGCAAGATCGAAACCCAGATGAATCAGGCAATCACCAGCAACGCTCAGTTTTGGCAGAACGCCAACACGCGGGTTGAGTTGATCGATGGCGTTTCAAAGGTCTACCTACACGGCAACCTGATCGCTGAGGTTGACGAAGATTCGATGAAACTCTACGACGGCGGATTCCAGAGCGTCACGACAAAGAGCAGACTCAACGCTCTCTGTAATGAATTCGGTGTTGCTGGAGAGGGAGTATTCCAGAAAAATTTTGAGTGGTTCATCCGTCTGTGGAACGGTACAGAGTTTTTCACTACTGAGTTCCGTTCCGGTATGCGGTTGGCATAGTGGCACAAGACCCCTTGATTTTCCCCCTCAGATCTGCAATACTAACAGTATGAAAAACAAGCACATCGAACACCCCGAAGATCTGATTCTCACCGGGGACCTGAGCGTTTTGGATCTGCTGAGGACAGAGGGGCACCTAAGCGTCAAGATGGACGGGGCACCTGCCATCGTATGGGGAGAGAATCCAGCGACGGGTAATTTCTTTGTGGGCACTAAATCCGTGTTCAACAAAATAAAGATCAAAATCAATGAATCGCATCAGGACATTGATAGGAACCACACGGGCAATGTTGCAACAATCCTCCATAAGTGCCTTGACTATCTTCCACAAAACGGAGGTATCTTTCAGGGGGACTTTATTGGTTTCGGTGGCACTGATGAATACACACCGAACACAATCACCTATCAGTTCGATAACATTGTAGAAGAAGAAATAATTGTTGCACCCCATACGTATTACACAGCAGAGAGTGATTTAAGAGACGCAATTGCACACCCGCTGAAGTTCACTATCACAGACACATTCTATTGTAAGTTTGTGAAACCTCAGGCAACGATTGCGTCTGGTCGTTATGATGATGGACTGGAGAGATTCCACGACTTAGACGATGTAATCGCTTTCGCTAAGGTAATGGCACAGAACGTTGAGTTTGTATCAGATAAGGATGCCAAACTGATCAAACAGGAACTCAATTCCTGCATCCGTGAGAATCGTCCCGTGATTGCTTCGACCTTTATGAATGAGAATCTCATCAGTTTCTGGTTGTTAGTTAAGTCGATCAAAGAGGACGCTATCTATCTCTGCCGGAATAATGGACCGAAGGCATACATCGGACAAACTCCAATCGGTGGTGAGGGTTATGTCTACTCCAATGAGTTCGGTACAGTTAAACTGGTCAATCGTGAGCAGTTCAGTTATGCAAATTTTAACAGCGGCAGGTTCGCCAAATCTGTGTGACGGTCAGCGAACCGGTCCAATATCGGTAGACGGACCCCCTCTACCGACTACAATACAAGAGAACACAACACAGGACACAGAATGAACGGTTGGGCAAACTACGAAACCTGGAACGCTTCCCTCTGGGTGCAGAATGATGAATTCCTCTACAACACCGCTCGCGCTTGCGTTCAGTTTGCCGAAGGAGAATCACCTTGGTCTAAATTCGTTCGCTGTATGACTGACGGACAGATCGGTCGTTTTCTGGGTGCCACTGGCGACGGCGTTAAGTGGAACGATCCCGCGATCGATGCCGCTGAGATGGATGAAATGATGGCAGAGTTAGTCTGAAGAGATTCTTAAGAGGGTCGCGATGACCCTCAGAATCGACTAGCATAGGCACAGCAAACAAACAAACCAACCCGATGACCTACAGCACCACCAACGGCGTCACCCTCACTGAAGCACAGCAAAATTATCTTAAGGCATTTGATGCGCTTTATGCTGCGGCAGACGAACTGAAGGCAGGTGATCCGATGTCATATGCTCGCAGTCGTGAGATTCATATGGCGTGCTTGTTGGGTCATAGCGTGGCAGATACCTACAGCGGTGCGGATGCCTACGAAGCAGACGGCACCCCTGTAGAGTACAAATCCACGATCGGAAAAAACATCAGCGCAACGTACAACGGCATCAGCGTCCAACCAAGTTGGGAGGATCAAGAGGCATATCTGATCGACCATAAAATCGGTTGCTACGCTCGCCACTATTACGCCCGCTATGAGGGGTCCAACGTTGCAGAGATTTGGGTGATGGATTCAGACACCGTTCTGAGTCTGCTTCTGCCTAAGGTCTCCAAGCAATACGAAGGCAAGCGCAGCGGCAACGCTAAAGATCCTAGGA